AAGCCCATTGTTTAAAAGAGAATTAGCATTGTTAGGAATATCAATAAAACCATATGAGCCTTCAGAGCCTATCATAAGACCGTCGTGTATTATTGTCGTTCCGTTTGGCACCTGAAGATTGCCGGTATCAGTAAATGTCCAAACATTAACACCACCTGCGGTGTTTAATCTAATCACGCCAGCGGCCGCTGTGTATAAATCTATATTACCACCACTATTAGCATCAATAGTAATATTACCACCAGTACCATTAGCACTACTACCGCTTTCAATGTTGATCCACCCTCCGTTGGCTCCAGCTCCGTCACCGGCGTTGCCTGCTTGGAAGTTCAGGTATCCACCACCACCGTTACCTTGTCCGCGGCCAGCACGGATCTTTATATCCCCACCATCGCCGCCAGCACTACCACCTGGGCCCGCCCATAGATAAATGTCGCCACCTTCGCCGGCTGTTCCTGTATAACCCGGAGCACCTTGTATAATTACTCGTTCAGCACTATTAAAATATGCTGTACTTGAAGGTCCGTAGATAATGGCTTGTTGCGAAGGATCATCAAATTTCAGCGTTTGACCTGTGCCACTAGGATTAGCATTGTCACTGATCGGTACTGTTAGTGTTGGAAACTTAGTTGTCCCACCTTGCTTGAAAGCCCATTCTTCTAGCCCTGAATTGAAGTTGATAGAGCCATGAACACCATAGGTATCTACAAAAGTTTGTCCAGCAGAGACAGTAATGCTGCCACCTGGTGCTGATGAATACGCTGATCCACCACCGCCACGGGTGAATGTGTAAGATTCGGTATTAACAAATACTGATCCATCAGTGCCATCGATGTGGATTAGTATCAATCCAGGAGTTGGTTCTGTTATAGATGTTACTACCTTAATGCCAAATATTCCAACTCCTGATACTAGATCTCCAACGATCACATTAACAAGGTCTGGATAATTTGACGTATATTCTGAGAATACATTATTACTTTCGTTATTACCGTTTATAGCAGTTACAACTGTTGTGCCGTAGGCTGTAAATCCAGTACCGTCAACTGGAATAGTTGCGTCAGGATCGTAATACAGATCTACTACGGTGTCGCTGAGATCACTGACATAGAACATTCGATTATTTAATTGTGTGGTTGTAGTGATGCCTTCAAACACAACGGTATTACCTGACATTAAGCGATGGTTTGTATTAAAGGTTACTCTAACTGGATTGAGGTTTTCTATTATTGCGACTGCTGCGCCACTGAGTTTTAGACCATTAGGGCCACCAGCACCACCAGCAAGCAGTATATTACCACCGTTGTTATAATCACCAGGGCCACCTTGAAGAGTTACATTACCGCCACGTTCTGTATATCCAACACCGTATCCGCCTCCAATAGTAATGTTACCACCAATATTACCAGTATCAGCTGGTCCATCAAGTTGTCCAGCGTGGCCGCCTAGTATGGCTATATCGCCACCACCGTTACCTGGATCGCTGTTGCCTGCATAAAGATTGATGTCTCCGCCTTCTGAATCAGTGCCTGGTAAATTTTTACCTTGTAAAGTAATGTCGTCACCAGATGAAAAACTGATATCGTTGCTGGTATCTGCGTTAGAGTAGGAGCCATTAAAAATTACACTATTACCAGCACTATCTCTAATATCTCCTCCTGCTGGTAGGTAGATATTACCCTGTACATCAAAAATCCATCCTTTGTCGCTAGCACTGACAATCAGTTCGTCTGTGCTACGAATCTTAGCAAGGTCTGCTGGTCCTGGTGCTGGACTAAATGCTATTTGAAGACTGTAAAGACCTGTTTCAAGATCGGGTCCCATAACCTCTACAAGAATGTCAACATTAACTCCAGTAATGCCGTGATCTGCTTCTGTATATCTAAATGCCTGTTGCCCTACATAACCTCTGTCAGTATTAAATGTTGGATCTTCAACTAACCATTGGAACTGTGCTCCTTGTCCTTGTAGTTGTACGCCAAGGCTGATTGTGCCGTCGCCTTGAAATGTTCCGCCACCGTTATAATGCGCTTCATCAAATACTGCGGTAAACTGCACGGGAAACTTAATAGGTAATTCTATATCACCCTGAGCGTTAAATGTCCAACCAAAACTGCCACCTTGACCTCGGCCTTCTGTGTTAGAAATAACATTTAAACCACGTCTAGATGTAACTGCTAGGTTACCGCTTATTGATGCTATTTCAGCACCTTGAATAAGCAGCTGATCACCTCCTGTTATTGCTGGAAATGTTGTGTAAGGGTTAGCACCACCTGTTAAAATGACTTCATCGCCACTTGCTGTTAGTCTATCTGAACTGCTGCCATCTGAACCTAGATTATTGTAAAGCTCGTCGAAGTTTTGATTTATTTTATCGAAAGCAGATCGAATACTTTCTCCGTCCCCCTGTAGTTCCCCTGAACCAATGTTTATTGTTTGTTTAGCCATAAAAACCCCGTTATAAATTTACACGAATGCTATCGACACTACCAGTGGTCCAATTAGTGATTTTGGCTCGTACCCATACAAAGTTGCCTGTAAAGTTATAAGCAAATGCATTAGTAGTAGAGGTAGAGTATGTAATCTGGCTAACAGACCCTATAATTGCTGACCCTGTAGTGTCAACAGAAAAAGAAGTATCTGAGCTAAGTTTAATATTAACCCAATCATTTTCAGTTGGTTCAGTGGCTAGACTACCTTGAATTGTGATAGTTCCGCAGAATCCTATAAGGTTCCAGACTACGGTATGTAACCCGTCTGATCTACCATAGTACCCGTCCCCTTTTATAGGATCAGAGGTGTAGGTTTCTATATCAGTGTTTAACGGATTATGGGCTTGATTACTAACTAGTATACTGGCGAGATTTGGCATAATGTAGTATTTATGTTGATACTACACATGCCAAGCCTTGAGTTAGTTGACAGTTTCTATAGCTATAGATTCTGATTTCAGTGAAATTTTACCATTGATGAAATCAATCTTAACAGTGCCCCCTTGTTTTAAAGCACCAAACAGTATTTCTCTGCTTAACGGACGCTTAATTTCTTTATCAATTACTCGTTGTAAAGGTCTTGCCCCCATTTTACGATCAAATCCCTGTTTAACTAGCTCATCGATAGCTTCATCGCTGATCTCAACATTGATGTTTTTATCTTTGATCTGTTCTTTAAGTTCAACAAGGAACTTACCTACAATCTTGATCATAGTTACATCGTTAAGCCGATCAAACTTGACTACTCCATCTAATCTATTTCTAAACTCCGGTGCAAAGAATTTTTTCAGTTCTTTGTCATCGTGTTCTTTTTCTTGATGACCGAACCCTATGGCATTTCTGTCTGCTGCTTCTGCTCCTAGATTTGTAGTCATAATTAAAATTAAATTACGGCAATCAGCTTGTTTTCCGTTTGATCCAGTAACAAAACCGTTATCCATGATCTGTAGTAATACTGTACTTACATCCGGATGGCTTTTTTCAATCTCGTCTAGTAACAGCACACAATGAGGGTTTTCTTGTAGTTTAGTAATTAGCAACCCTGCATTCTCTTCAAAGCCAACATAACCTGGAGGACTACCGATCAGCTTACTAACACTATGTTTTTCTTGGTATTCACTCATGTCAAACCTAATTAAAGGAATTCCTAGTTGCTTACTAAGTTGTTTAGCAGTTTCTGTTTTACCACAACCAGTAGGTCCGATAAAAACAAAGCTACCAATCGGCTTATTTTCTGCTTTAAGACCTGCTTGAGCAATATAGATCTTATCTACAATAGTTTCAATGGCAGAATCTTGTCCGTAGATTTCAGCTTTAAGGTTTCGATCAAGGTTGCTAAGATTGTTGTTTTCTTTGTGTTTAACTGTATCCTCGGGAATTCTTGTGGCTTTGCTTAGTTCGAATTGAACATTTTCCACATCAACAGTTCGGTCAGTTTGCTGACTAAGCTTAAATCTGGAGCAAGCACAGTCGATTAAATCAATAGCTTTATCAGGCAGCTTTTTATCAGTTTGATATTTTACACTAAGACTAACAGCTGATCGAATTGCATCGTCAGTAATAGTAACTTTATGAAATTCTTCATAGTATTTTTTAATACCTAATAGGATTTCAACAGCCATTTCAGCACTAGGCTCGTCGATAGTGATTCTTTGAAAACGACGCATTAATGCTCGATCCTTTTCAAAGCTTTTTCGATATTCTTCCCATGTGGTACTAGCAACAACCTTGATGTCTCCTTTACTAAGTATAGGTTTCATCATATTAGCAAGATCGTTACTATTTTGATTAGCAGCACCAGCACCGCTCATCATATGAGCTTCATCAATAAACAAAATTGCTTTGCCTTTTTTCTGAAGAGCTTTAAGAACAACCTTAAATCGTTCTTCAAAATCACCACGATATTTGCTTCCAGCAAGCATAGCACTAATGTCAAGGTTGTATACTTTGTAGTCTTTTAAGAATTCTGGACATTTACCGTTAACAATATTGTAGGCTAATCCCTCAGCGATAGCAGTTTTACCTACACCGGGATCTCCTACAAGTAAGACATTACTTTTATTTCTACGACCTAAAGATAACGCAATTTGATCAAGCTCGTCTTCTCGACCGATTACTGGGTCGATCTTAGTTTTCTTTACTTCCTCGTTAAGATTAGTAGTAAATGATTTTAGAGCTTTTTCAGCAGCATGGTCAGCTACTTGATCTTCCTCATCGCTGTCGATCTCTGTATTAAGATATTCTATGAACTTGTCTTTAGATATTCCAGCTTTTTGAATGTAGTAGAAAGCATAACTTTTCTTTTCACTCATTACGCTTAAGAAAACATCGGTTAGTTCAATCTTTTGCCTACCACTAAACAAGACCTGTGTAAACGACCTATTAAGTACTCTTTCAACTGTATGAGTTTTCTTAGGCTTTGAATTTGTATCTTGTATGACGATATCACTACAGTTATTTTTAAGATAATGTTCGAGATTTTTCTTAATAAACTCAGTATCAGTTCCAAACCCAGATAACACTTTAACAAATCCATCCTCACATAACATGGCAAAAGTTAAGTGTTCTAAAGTAATATATTCGTGATTGAGTTTTTTAGCTATATCTACAGCTTTTTCAAAAACAACCTGTAATTCATTGCTTGGTTCAACCATTTTTTTCGTATTTCCTTTTTTTCTTTTGTGCCATTTCTAATTTAAGTTTACTGACTCGGTCAGTATAACATATTCCGTGTAAATGGTCAAATTCATGTTGAAAGCATTTGGCAAGATAGCCGTCGATTTTTACTTCTTCTATTCCTCCTCTTGCATTAGTATACCTAGCCACAATCCATTCTGGTCGTGTAACAGTTAGCCAAATACCAGGGAAGCTTAGACATCCTTCGCGATCAAGTACCTTATTTTCGCTAACTTCTATGATCTCTGGGTTAATAATAGCAAATGGTTTAGGGAAATCTCTAATCATATGCGACCCCATAACAAAGATTTGAGCATCTAACCCAACTTGATTGGCAGCTAGACCGATACCTTGATTTTGGTGCATGATTTTAATCATCTCGGCTTCTACAGCCTGTGCGTCGTATTTGTTAAAGTCGAATATTTGAGTTGGTTTATGTAATAGATCAAAAGGATCATGCTGTAATGCTAGATCTAATGTCATTTATATTTTTCCTTTGTTCATCAGTTAATTGTTTTGGGATATCAACAACTACTCTTACATATAAATTACCTTTCATGCTATTTTGTTTGTAAGGTAATCCTTGGTTACTTAAGTTTAATACTGCAAACGGTTGTGTTCCAGGCGGAACTGTAACCTGTAGTTTTCGATAATCAATAGTATCAACAAATATGTTAGTTCCGAGTATAGCATCAAAGACATTGATATTAATATCTATTTGAAGATCTGCACCTTGCCTTCTAAATCTAGGATGGGGAATTTCTTCTATAATAGCTATTAGATCACCTCGAGGCAGTTGATCAGAAGTATCATCCCCCATTCCTCGAAATCGAATTGCATCTCCTTTTTCTACTCCAGGTGGGATAAAAATATCAATGGTTTCTTCTCGTCCGCTAGGTAAACGCATAGATCCTATTATGTTTTTTCCAGTAAATATTTCTTCTAAAGTTAGTTGTACTTTTAGATTTACATGCTTATTTGGTTGTGTTCTTTGCCTAAATCCCTGACCGAACCTGGTACCGAACATATCGCCACCAGGTCCAAAATGAAAACTAAACCCTGGAAACCCAAATCCGCCCATTTGGTCTACTTGGCGTTGTTGGTCGTAGTTTTGTCTTTTATGTTCGTCGCCTAAAATACTATATGCTTCATTAATTTGCTTAAAGCGTTCTTCATTACCACCTCTATCTGGGTGGTGAGTCATAGCTAATTTTTTAAATGCCTTCTTAATGTCGTCTTGGTTAGCAGATTCTGCTACACCTAGTATTTGGTAGTAATTTAGCATGAGAATAAAAAGGACCGTAGAGAACGGTCCTTCTATTTACTTTTTCTACCTAAGTAGATTATTTTTTGTCAGGTACTTTTGTTCCTTCGTGTTTTTGATGTACCTTAACTTCTTTACAGTCTTGTTTAGGCTTTTGTGTTTTCGGGTCCATGACTGGTTTTCCATCCTTACCTTGCACATCGACGCAGACTTTTTTGGTCTCTTGTTTCTTTTCAGCATCTGCGGCATATGCTGACATAGATAAGGTAATTGCTAGACCTAAAGCTAAGAAAATTTGTTTCATGTTTCGCTCCTTTACTTTTTCTTAGGGTTATTAAAGTTATCTCGTTGGGTATCGTACCATTCGATCCAACCGTCAACTTTATTTGAACATTGATAGTATGTTCCGTAATTATCAATGATTATTTTTAACATATCTGTTATGTTTTTAGTTTTATCATCTACTTCTTTAAGTTCGGGGCATTTAATCTTAAGTTCAGGCACTGCTTCGGGAAATTTTTGTTTTACTGGAACAAGAATCGAGCAACCTGATACAGCTAGGGCTAGTGCTAATATTAAGAATCTCATTTCTTGACTTCCTCCTTATTAGTAGTTTTTTCTACATCTTTAAGAAGTCTAGCTGCCTTATTATGCTCTTCAATTACAATTTGAGGAACTGGACAATTCTTTATTGAGTCCTCGAGTTCTTTTACCTTTGCTTCGAATTTAGATCGTTCTTCAGGACTCATATCCTTGGTGATTTCTTTTACTCTTTCAGGTCCTTGTACAATTTTTTCAACATACTCAATTTGTGTTTTACCTTTTTCTCGAATTACCCGATCCTTATAGACAACTTCTTTTTGAATCTCGACATTATGCTCAGCAGCTCGTTCTTCGGCTACTTGAATTTCAGCTTGAAGCTCTCTAGCTCGATCTCTCCAAGTCATCTCAGTGTGGTACCCTCCCCATAAGTATACTCCGACTAGAAAGATTGCTACACTAACGGCCTGAAATAATCTATAACTTCCTGCTAGTGCGGGCATAAACCTTAATAAAGGATTTATAAGAAATAGGCTAATAATAGTGGCAATAGATCCTATCCCTAAGATAGAAAATATTATTAGTTCTAATAAGGAATCAGGTAACCATTGTAGTACCCACATATTATCCTCCAAATAAATGTAATGCGTGGTTATAATGTTTAATTCGATCTTCTAGACCAATAGTGCCGCCGTTAATTCTTTTAGTTAATGTTACAATGTCTTTTTGGTCAGCCCATTGATTTAACTTGTTCTGTTCCCAAAAAAAGCAAGCAGATTGTACAGCACCTTCAAATGTTTGTAGATACTCGGCAGCTTCTTCTACATCAACACCGATACTAGCAGCAAAAAATGTGTAATTATTTTTACCAGTTAATTGAATTAGCCCACGACCGCAGTATTTCCAGCCATCACCAGATTCTTCTGGACCATTACCCATACGATTAGCATATACACGATTGGCAATCATTTCTGGTTTGTTAGCGTAACGAGCGGCAGTAGCATCGTCTGGAAAGTATTTTCCAAACACCTTGCGCAAACTTGCTGCTTTGTAGTTAAGATTTTCTTTCAAGAATTTAAAATTTCCGCTTTCGTGAGCACATTGAGCTAAGAACGCAGCTACTCGGAGAGGGGTGTTAATTTCATAGTCCGGTAAAATCTTAGTCAGCGAATCATACCAATAGTCAAGATAAGGGTTATTCCCTATGATTCCTTTAAGGTGGTCTTTGGTAAATTCAAATGTAAAACTCATTGTTCGCTCCTTATTTTAGTTTTACGGCTATCCCATATCCTAGAGATTCGAGTACATGAAGATTTCCGATTTTGTGTATGTTATAATCACCTAAATGCTTAATTAGGTATAGATTTTCTGCAACTGCTTTACTTTCTAGTTGAATTGCTCCAGTAATCCTAGATGTTAATTCATTAATAGGCCCATGGTCAACTAGTTCAAATCTAATGAAATTGTTTTTGCTCTTTTTGATAATCAAGTTGTTATCTTGCATTACAACATTCTCTTTAAGAGTTTTATGAAAAAAATTCTTGTAATTTTTTATATAATTTTCATTAATACTAACAGTATATTCTTGAGCAGTTTTAGGAATTTTTGTATTTAGGCTATCTTCAGTAGCATCTATACTATCAAAGTTTCTGTGATACCGAAATTTAAGATTTTCTATGCCAGTAAGCTTTTTTACACCGTCGACAATTTCCATAATATTAGACGGCAATTTGCTATCTCTTTGTATTTCGACAAACACCTTATATTTTCCATCGTCAAGCTCGCCAGGACTTACATCGGCGTCGAGTACGAATCCAAAACCTTTTTCTATAAAGTTTACGAGATCGTTAGCTGCTTCTTTAATGTCGACTTCAAAACTAAGAACGCTAACATCAGAATCCTCACCCATTTTACTTGAGTAACTATCTATTTCAAAGATTTCTTTAACTAGGTCTCGAAGGTCGTTTGCTCGTAAGGTCATTGTTCTGTTCCTGGTTCAACAACTTGTTCGACAGGTTGCTCAGCCTGTGCGCTAGCTGGAATTTCTGGCTCGTCGGGCATGATTTGACTTCTTACTCTATCTTGATACCCTCTAAACATTTCTAACATAAGTTTTTTCGGCATTCTCACTTCAACTACCCATACAGGTAATCGGTCCAGTTTTCCTTTTTTGCTGTTATGTCGAATGTCGTTATGATCCTTAATCTCTCGCGGTGCAACTAACTCAGTAGTACGATATCGAATTTTACACCCATATTCTGTTAATCTTTTAGCTCCAATAGGATTAGGCATCTCTCGATGAGGCCACATCAGTTCCACAGTTACCCAATGTCTTTCAATATCTGGACCTTTGATAACTTCGCCTTTATCCCAGTTTTCGTAAACATAGACATCTAATTCGTCTATAACTCGTTCAAAGTCCTTTAATACAGCTAACGAACTGTTCGAATTATAAAGGGTTTCTGTATTTTTAATTATTTCTATAAGGTCTTTCATAGCCAATCCTTTACAAAATATTTATCAATAGCAAGATGTTAAGTGATTGCTTTATTATTATATTATCTGATTAAATACTTGGTAGGGCTTCGGCCCTTCGGTGGCCGTAGCCTTACTCATATAGGAGAGTATTATATGGCAAAAAGAGCGGCAAAAAGGCGTTTTAATGCAGTTCAGGAATCGAGCAATATTATAGAGATGCAACCTTACATGCCTCAGAAGAAGCTAAGTGTAGCTATTCATCCTCGAAACAAACACCAAAGAACCTATCTTCAAAAATTACAAAACGATGTCAAAAACATTGTCTTTGCTATAGGACCAGCTGGCACTGGAAAAACCTTGCTGGCCTGTCAAACTGGAGTTCAGTGGCTTAAAGGTGGAAAAGTAGAAAAAATAATTGTAACAAGACCAGCTGTTAGTGTAGACGAAGATCTAGGATTTTTACCCGGGTCGTTGCAGCAAAAAATGGAACCTTGGACAAGACCTATTTTTGATGTTCTACATGACTACTATTACAGTAGAGAAATAGAACATATGGTTCGAGAAGGAATTATCGAAATTAGCCCATTAGCTTATATGAGAGGCAGGACTTTTAAGAATGCATGGATTATTGCTGATGAAATGCAAAACGCTACGCCTAATCAAATGAAGATGTTACTAACAAGATTAGGTGAAGGCTCTAAAATGGTAGTAACCGGAGACCTACGGCAGGCTGACAGACTAGATAACAATGGTCTATTAGAATTTGTTAATTTACTCGACGAGGTTGAAAATCTAACACATGTAGATGTAATTAGATTTGATAACCAAGATATTGAAAGGCACAATGCAGTTAAAGAAATATTAGAAATTTACGGAGATTAAGAATAGGGGCCTAGCCCCTATTCTAAAGAGCACCGAGCTTAATCATAGTAGCTGCTAGATTAATTTCTGGATCAGCTACTAGAGCATGGTTAACTAGCCCTTCTCTGATAACAAGAATAGCCATTTCTTGTTGCTCTTCAGAGCCAAACAGGGTTATGTTGTCGTATAGCCATCTATATACTTCTTCAACTTCTTCTGGTCTTACTTGACCACAGACAAGTTTTCTTGCTTCGCTAATTTTACCTTTTTTAAACAGCTCGACCATTTCAATTTTATAATCAGCTGTATTTTCAAGTTCCTCTGGAGATTTTAGAGTACCACCGAGACTATTTGTTTGCAGATTATTAAGACATTTTCTTAAGTCTGGATAAGTTCCTTTAACATATGTGTCAAGAGTGTCTAGGTCAAACTCAATTTTTTCTTCCACTAGTACAGTCGCCGCTCTTGCAGTAAATTCAGTAAGATCAGTTTTTTCAATATGAATGTGATGACATCGGCTATGTAATGCTGGAATAATCTTATTCGGGTAATTACATGTTAAAATGAATCGTACGCTAAAGCTATATTCTTCCATTAGATTACGCATAGCTGGTTGCACTGATTGAGGGTTTAAGAAATCTGCTTCGTCTAATATTACTATCTTAAAATCTCCAAACGGCATAGTTTGACAGAAACCTACAAGCTTATCAGTAAGCCATTCGATTTTTCTACCTTCTTTACTGCCGTTAGCGAAAAGAACATCAGTATCAAAGATACCTAGTTCGTTTACTAGAATTTTAGCTAGAGTTGTTTTTCCTACTCCCGCTGAACCGCTTAGTAGTAGATGAGGTATACTGCCTTCTTTGATCCACGCATTAATTTGTTCTTTTTGTGATTCATCTTTAAACACATACCCACTTAGACTTTTTGGTCTCCATTTTTCAACCCATAATTCTTGCATTTGATATTCCTAATTTATTAATAGTGTGAATGATTGCCTTGCTTTGATTTATACTATCTTGTAATGCATTATGCAACTGTGTTTGAAACAATTTTCTTGGATCTTCTTCCATCAGGTTAAACAGTGTCCGAGAATCTTGTATTTGCCAATATTGCCATGGAATTGGTCTTTGTAACATTCGATAAAGGCTTTCTAATAGAACACTATCGAAACCACAACCATGGACCCAAATTTTACTAGATCCAACAAGGAACTTGTTAAGTTGATCTAGACAATAATTTAAATCTAATCGACCTTCAGGGTCCAATGCTTCCCACATAACATCTTTATCCTGTTTCCCCCACCATTCCATTGTTTTTTCGTCAACTTTTCTTCCTAGGTCAAGTTGACTGTCAACATCGAATCTAAGGTAAAGTTCGTCATAGAGCTCTTCAGTTTTTGGGTTAAACCGAACTGCGCCCAAGGTAAGGATTACGGCATTTGGACAGGTTCCGAGAGTCTCGAGGTCAATTGTGCTGTGAATACTCATTGCTTGCTTTCTTGCCCCATTGCTGCTAGAATAAGCAAGACATATAGGATGGGCCAAGCCCATCCCTCGAGGTGCCCTAGTATGTGTAACACCATTAGAACAATCCCAGTAGCACCTACAGTAGTAATTCCACTACCTGCATTTATTTTCATAGATCGCCTTGTTTTCTGTTTTCGCTGTAAAATGGATCGAACTCTCCTCCAGGATATCTAGATTTAAGTTTATTAACATTTTCTGAAATGACTTCATTTGGATCGTAGCCTAATGCTCGACAGGCATTAATCCAATACCAAATAATATCACCGAGTTCTCTTTTCATATGGAATCGGTTTTCTTCAGTATATGGTTTCCCTTGAAAAACCATTTTCTTAACGATTTCGTTAAACTCTCCGCCTTCACTAGCAAGGCCTATACCTGCTGTGAGCAGTAATGAAATGTTTAATTCGATTCCGTCGATTGCTGCTTTACGCTCTAGATCATGCAAGCTAGTAATCAAAGAATCTAAGCCGTTGCTTTGATTACTAGTAACTCCTGCTACAAAATCTTTGTATTTGTTTAAATCAACTTTTGGTTGGTGAAATTGTGACATCATTAGGCCTTTCATCTGATGTCAACATTATAGCATCTTTATCAACACGACGCAAGGTAATTTCACCATTTTCGGTTTCTACAGTAAATCCTCTTGTCCAACGACCATGTTCTACACAAATCCATTCTCCAACTTTTACATCTTGTTGATCTGGACCGATTGCCCAAACTTTGGCCCATCGAGATTTAATACCGTGTGCCTTTCCGTCGTCTGAACTAATTATAATTCCTGAACTGGTTTTTTGTTCACCAAAATCCATGTCACTTACAAGAACAACATCTCTAAGTGGAACAAGCCTGCCTTTAATCGCATTCATTCAGTTCTATCACCTTTATAGTATTCGGAAATAATTTGTTCCCGAGTCTTGACAATTTTACCACCTTTTCCAAGTAAATCACCGCGAGCATTCATTCTAGTATTTCCTACAGCAGGAGTTAATTCATTCCTAGCACGGAGGCGATCAAGCTCAACTACTTTACCTTGCATTGTGCGATAAGTTTTCTTTTGTGCAGCCATTTTTTTCTCCTTTAACTACTTAAAAAATTCTTTATAGTCTAACTCATATTTAATACTATCTATAGAATGAACTCCAATAATGTATAAAACATAGCTAGCAACACTGCTACCTCTTCCTACTCCGTAAAGGATATCATTTGTTTCACAAGTATCTACAAAGTATTTTAGCCATTTTAGTAAATCAATCATATTTCTTGATTTAAATTCTTGTAATTCTTCTTCTATTCGAACACACTCATCAGCCCACGGGGGGAACTTTGATCTTATCCATTCAATAATATCTAAGTTTTTATATTCTTCAGGCATAAACCAAACCTGTTGATTATTTTCATCGAATGACAGTAAATCGGAATCATGTATGTGGTATCTTAATTTTTTATAATCTAATTTTAGATCTTTTATAGTTTGATTATAAAGTTCAACTTCAAATCTGTTATTAAACGCAAATTTTTCAATATCTTCAATTGTATCAAAACTAATAGCATCCAACAAGTCTTTTGTTGAAAGTATCTGATTACCTAAATGATCTAATTCTATTCTTGACATTCCTCTAGTTTAGTCGATATTGATCAAGTTGTCAAGATCTTTGGGGCGTTTTTGATACATTTCGTTAACCTGTCTCGAACGTCTCATTGATAATTCTTGCCTATATTGATCTAAGAAAATCTGTATTTGTTGCCTTAAAGCACCATTCCCGGTTTGAAAATATTTTCTGCTGAGCTCGATAATTTTATTTTCTATTTCTTCATCTTTAAAAGAAGAAAGGTCAGATTCTAAAGGGTGCATTAGGCAAAGGATCCTTTGTATTCTGCATAGACTTGTTGGTTATCCCAAGTAAAGAATCGTATGATAGTAGGGTTAGTTGTGCTACTAACGGTAACTGTTCCTGGGAAACTAGAATTTTTCTTAATAGTTACAGTAGTAATTACATTCTGAAAAGTAACATTATGTGATCCTCCATCCTCACTAAGTAAGACTAGATGTAATTCAGACACTCTTCCGTCCTCTTCGTAATCACCTTCAGGAATATCTGGCCATCCTGATAAAGTTACAGCAGTATCTCCAGTAAGTCTTAGTAATTGGTAGTGCCCGTTATTATAATCTACAGTGTGTGCTGAAGTAATCCCACCACTTTCGAAGTAGGAAAAAGTACTTCGATGTATATTCATGTCTTCTTGTTTTAATGAGTTAAAGTCATTAGGAATTTGAGTGTTAGCACTTTCTGTTTCTAAACTAGTAATTTCGACCTTAGCTACATCAAGTCCAGCTTTAATAGCACTAAAGTTATCACGAAACCCCTGGCTATCATTATCTTGTCCAGCAACTGGGTAGTTGGTTAAAATGTTTTCTGTGTTTATTGCAGACATTTCTGATCCTTTTTAATATTTATTAGACATTCCATGCTGCTGAATTAAATTTAATGTACTTTGGATTATCATATGATTCAACAGCAGTAATTACATATCTATCAAATTCGAAGTCAAATGTTTTAAAATCAAATTTTAATAGCTTAATCTTGTTCATAATTGTGGTAGCATGACCTGGTTTGCAGTAGCAAATTGGAACAGCTAAGGTATATCCTAATATCTTCGTTGTTCCTTGCTGAGGAGTTAGCATCCACAAAGGTAAGTATTCTTGGTTATTAGCTCCAGCTTGTTTGATCTTATTACGCATATTTTTAATGCTTGCTGGATAGACCTTACTTAGATTATCTGAATCTACAGTTATAACATCTGAAAAAATATCTAAATCTGCAAACTGTGGTCTGTAGATCATAGGATACGGTTCGCTTAATTCAGCTATTTTATCATTTAACGGTCCTTCGATAGTATTGTAAGGTGTAGTATTAACATAAAGTTGCTTGTTATTATCGTTGATCGGTATCTTAACCGATCCAGCAACTTGCGAATAGGGGTCTATTAGTTCAACATAGACTATCTCATATTCTACATTGTTGCTACCATTTTTCTTAGCTTGAGCAGTTTTTACTTTTCCGAAGTTTAATCTTCTTCTTTTAAAATTACTTTCTGCTAGGTTAGCATAAATTTCTGCTTGTTTAGTTTCGATCCCTGCAAACAACAGCATTTTTTGTTCGATCTGGATACCAAACGCAGGATCGTCTTGCCTATATAATATACTCGGATCAAAGATACTTGGATCTGTAACAAATCGAGTCCATTTTTCTCTTTTTTCGATTTTAGGCAAAGGCTGAATATAGACATTACTGTATACCTTAGTATCGGTAGTATCTATGTCAATTCGGAAAGTCCTTGAAGTTATGCTATAATTAAACTGATCTTTAGCTTCAACAGTAAAGGTATATGACTTGTCAAATGTAGTTAGATTATTGTCATATGATGTATATTGTTTCTGTCCGTTGATAATATCATAGAATCTTAATATTCCATCTTTATCAGGATTCTTTATAAAGCTGCTGTTTGCAGTTATATTATTTAATGCTAGTTTGTTAACAAAAATCTTAGTGCCATTAACAAATGTAATTTCAGCTTGACCCCCGGGTAAGTTTTCATTTCGTATGATCCACCCTGGCTTAATAGATGCGCTAAAAGTTGAGGGGATGTTAATTATATCAGAATTAAAATTGAATTTAACTGGGATATCATTGTACAATTCGCTGCCGTAGAGGTTAACAGTTCCGGCAATGTTTCCATAGCGTGTGAGTGTTAGGCCAGGCGGAAGCTTATTTAATCTACCATCTGTATTATATCTAGTGCTGGATAGGCTGTAAGTGATCAGATTATTGTTAATAAGACTCTCTGCCTGAACATTTAGTATAGATTGTGTACCTGTTTTTAAATTTCCTAGATACGGATCTGTAATCCAACGGATTGAGCTATCAATTTCTCCTATGACATTAATTGTAAATGTTTTACTATCAGAGACTGTGTCGCCTTCAGACGCAAATAATACAAGCCTTTTAATCAGTGTATCACCAGGACCTATTTCAGACTTTTTAGGAATGAAACTTAATAGATCAGTATCAAATGGAATATCAGCTTCTAATCCTAGTTCTGGTCTTTCAACATTAGTAATAGTTATAGCCTGATAAGGCCCTTGAGAAAGTGGTAAATCTCGAGCATTGCCAAATCGATATTCAACACCGTCCCAGTTAAAGTATCTCGATTCAACTCGACTTCTAGGAATAGTTAGTGGGTTGATGATAATCTCATTATCTCCGGTAGCCGCATCATAGGCAAGAATAACACCATCAGTTCTTGTTTCTGTGCTTGAATACAGAGATTCATCGTAGCCAATTACATCGTATAGTCCAGTAACGTCGTCTATGTCAACTGGTCGATCAAAGTAGAAATAGTTATGATCGTCTTTTACTTCGTACGATTCTATAGTATAATAGGTATCATCCATTAGTAATTTAATACCTACTAACGATCCAGCTTCTTGATCATCTAGTGTACCGTCAACACTAAATGGATCGTAAAGTTTAATCCCGTCGTCTCCTCTCATTACGGTCTCGTAGACATAAGAATAAATTACTGTTGGTTCGAGTTGGTCAGGATCGTATGAAGTTGCAGTAACAGTAAATTTGTACTCTTTTGTAACAGCTGGTTGCCGTTTTACATATCCTAGTATTTCACCAGTTAAACTGTCTATGTCGCATCCAGGAGGTAACAGGCTAGGAGTTCCATCTGGATTCGTGTCTTCAAGTGTGTATAATATTTTTCCAGTGTTTTCACAATTTTGTAGTGTGTCTAAATATAAAGTGAAGTAATTATTGGCTCTTTTAAATCCTAGGTTACTAGGTGTTAACCATACTGGAGTTCTAACTCTAGTCGAATCAGCAGTAAATACTCCAGTAGCTACATTCATGATAGTATTATCTGTAGTAAAGAAATCGTCAGCTACTACATATATTTTAAAAGTACGATCAACAGTGGTTTCGTAATCAGTAGCACTAACAATGAACTCGTAGTATCTGTTAAGTCTTCTAGGCTGATCGATGGGAATTGAGTAGTCGTATTCTTCGCTATCGTACGGAAAGCTACTAAATCCAGTTTCGTTATTTGCAGTAAAATCGTACGGAGCACTGTCAAATATATTAGAGTCAAAAGTACCGTCACCGTCGGATTCAGATTGATATGGCAAGCACCCAATAATACCAACTAATCGGCCATCGTCAGTGAGACTAATTCCAGGTGGTAATGATCCTGCCTTTAACAAATATGTTAATTGTTGCCCAGAGGGTAAGTCAGGGTCGGTAGCTAGTAACGGGTAATCAATTGGTATATTATCTAATATAAATGTTAGATTGTTGGCTCCGATCGGCAATAATCCTGCCGGAGTAATCCAAGTTGGATTATCTGCTCCTTGAACTGGTATAATAAATGTACGATCACTAATAGAGTTATCACTAGATCTACTAGCTCTTATCACAAATTTAAAATTCTTAGTTCTTGGTACTTGAAATGCTGCTCCGATAATGTTAGTTTGTGATATAAAAAGTCCAGGAGGGAGTTGTCCGCTAACTACAGTATAATTAAATAATCCTTTAACAGTACCGGACGCATTAGTTGGAAATAAATCAGATCCTGCTAATCTATAAGTGAAACTAGTTGAGTTAAGTTTAGAAATTACTATACCGTCTTTTATGCTAAATGAGCTATCAGAAGTACAAGATAGGGTAAATTGATCTCCTGCTATAAGATTTATAGCTTCTTGAGTTACTACAGTAACAATGTTATTAGTTCTAGAAATCGTTATTATATTATAAGTTTCAATCGGCAAAGGAATCTCGACACTACTAGCTTCGTTAATAGCATCGAACTGATAGCCTGAATTCTGATTCCATACTGTTAATGGCATTATTTCGACCATAATCTAAAACTACCTTTAAGATCATAACCAATATTTTTGGCGTAAGGTGAGTATAAGAATTTATTAGGTCCTCCTTGTAGGCTTCTGCTATTGCTGTAGTCATTGTCGAGACCAGACGAATATAATTGATTAGTTTTAGAAGCTACATTATTCAACCAATCTTTACACTGTTGTGAAGTTGCATGAGGGTTAACTTGTAAAAATAATGCTAATAATCCAGTTACTTGCGGAGCTGCCATTGATGTTCCTGAAATTCTAGCTATTTTATAAGTACTTGACCCTGGATAATATAACCAAGAATAGTTTGTACTATTATTTGTAGCAGAAGTAATGTATGTTCCGGGAGCTGCGATATGAACTCCCGGACCTCTTTCTGAGCTCGATGAAAGTTGTTCTGTTGAAGAATCATAAGATGTAGCGTCAACATTTGATACAATGATTGTATCAGCACTCCACGGTGTTCCACCACGGTGGTAGTATATGGGATCACCAGCTGGTATAATTCCGTAGGCAAAATCAGCAGTGTAAGTATAATGATTATCCCAATCTAGTCCTCCGGGAAGATCAATTTTATGATAATAGTTTCCGGCAGCTCTAACAACAATAACTCCAGCGTCAGTTAGTTCTTCTTGGTTGACATCGTCTGGACCGTATATTAAGGTGTGCGCACTATTAACATTACCCCAATTAGAACTAGTTGTTGTTCCTCTATTAATACCTCTATAATTAATAGCTGATATACTTCCACCTAGACCGTTATTATTATAATACCAACGATACCCCCAACTTTGATTTACTATAGTTGGCCTTCTAGATCCAGTTTTTGGATCAATTGGCTTTTTTAAGTGCCACATTCTAATAGCATCAAATGCATCAGCATCTAAGTAATCGTATCTTGCAGAGTAAATTTTAGCACCTTTAGCCCATCCGTACAACTTACCTGCTGCTATTCCTGCTACATGAGATCCGTGATTTCCTACATCTCCGTAGTGCCCTGTCATCATAGCGCCCGGCAACCCCGAGACTGCATACCAATCATGCTCAATGAATCTAGTTTCCCCATTGTTGTCTAACCATTCAGGATGTCCTGATTGTACGCCGTTGTCATGAATTACAATATCAACGCCAGTGCCGTCGATACAATAATCATAATTTGATCCTAATGATTGTTGTACAATCGATTCGACTGAGGATCTTCTCAACCCCCAATTTACTTGATCTTGAGAAATAATCGCTGTTCCTCGTGTAAAGTTACCGTATTGTATGGCTCCATGTGCTTTAAGATCAGGGGGCGCGGGTACAGCTATCGCTGCTACTCTTGGGTCATTTTTTAAAATTAAGGCTTCTTGATCAGTTAACGCATAATGACAACTTCGAATACTACCTGGTCGATTATTAACAATATCTACTATTCGATCAGGAATAGTAGACAGGTTTTGTGTATTCGACTCCATATCATTCCAGAATTCGTCATGATTAACATCTTTTTTAAGAGAAACTATATATTCTCTTTCAGGTTCTGTTGGTGCTGGAGAAGCTTCTAACGGGTCGTTTATTTGCATAATAATCCTTTATGCGGCTGAGCCATCGTCGATGTTAATCCAAGAACCATTCTGATATCCTTGAAGTTTGTTAACTGTAACATTATATATTAAGTCACCGTTTTGTGCCGTTATGTTATTTCTTTCAGCAGTTGAAAACTGTGCTAGTCTAAATGGGCTAGTAGTAACTGAAACTCTGTTGCCTGCTGTAAGATCAATGTTTGTTTCGCTGAAAACCTCAGGGGTTCCTGTTTGAGTTGAAATAAACGATCCTGCTGTTACAGCCCCTGTAACTGTTAAATTGTTTTCAACATTTAAGTTACTGCGCATTACTACGCCGGGTATAATTTCAAAGTCTCCGGAGTCATCAGTGTCGATGCTATTTGGGAGTATTATTGTTGGAGCAGACACTGTTATCGATGTTGGCGAATCAATAACTAACGCATCTGTTTTGTAAATATCTGCATCAACTCTAATGTTGAAAACATCAACAATATTTCTAACAGAATTTGAAGGTTGAACATTACACTTAACAGCAGATCCTTCTATGTTGCCGATAATGTTGATATTCCCAGTTCCTGTAATGTTAAAACTGTTTAGATCTAGGTTGCTAGATAAAGTACCACCAACAGATGATAACAGGTTTCCTATATCGTCTAATTGACTAATATCTAAGTTTGAAATAGTTGCACCAACAGGAAATGTTATGTTAGTCGATGAAAATTCGATATTTCCCGAGGATGTTATAGTTAATGTACCTGTTCGATTAATGTCGGCATTAACACGATTAAGATTATAATCGATAAGTGTAGTTGAGTCAGAGCCAATAAGATTACCGTAAAAACTTGTAGCTGCAACATACCCGCCAATTAGTATGTTACCTTGTCCGGTAATTTCATATCCATTTAATACTAGGTCGGCTTGTAACGGCCCACCTATATATAGACTTCCGCTAGGTCCTAAAGGTACTCCACCGATAGTTGACCCACTTGGAATGTTAACAGCACTAGATCCATTATTAGTGATTCGAGCATCACCAATCCATAGACTAGTTCCTGATAAGTATAAGTCTCTAAACTTATAGACACTACTACCTAGGTCATAAGCACTGTCTGAACTAGGAATAATATTTCCGCCTAATGTTACATTGCTACTAAGATGAATCGGTGTACTTAGTGATCCAAGATGAACTTCAAGAGTGTTTAAAGTACCAATAAAAACGGTTCCTTCATTTCCACCAACTCCAACCCCTCCCCGAATTGTTACATTTCCACCTGTCTGTCCTCCATCGCCGCCTCCTAGAGTAACACCGCCTCCGTTCACTTGTCCGTACCCGCCAACTAGGCTAAGTGTACCACCAGCACTATTAATAGATCCTCCAGCGCCGCCGGACATTAAAATATCTCCACCACTGCCAGTACCGTTTCCGTTACCAGCAATGATGTTAATATCTCCTCCTTCAACACCGCTGTATGTTGTGTTTACTCCCCTGAGGTTTATGTTCCCAGAAACAGTAGTTCCATCAACAGAATAGAAAGTCAAATCACCACTAGTTCCAGTTCCGTACAAAGCAGAAGCAGTAATATTACCAGTTCCGGTGATATCAAATCCATTTGTGTCTAAGTTTCCTCCAAGTTGAGGGGTTGTATCTTGAGAGACACTAGATATTCCGGTATCAGTTGACTCAATTGTAATTGTACTAGCATCAGTTCTAGTTAGTGTAATATTTGATCCGGCAGCAAATTTAACATCGTCAGTTGTTCCATTACTTCCAGATAATCTTAAATTAACACCGCCGGTAGCAGTCTCTGCACTAATATTATATGTAGAACCACCTCCACCTCCACCTCCTGTGACTAATACACCCCCGGTCGTAGACCCATCACCTACAAATACCTCTTTATTATCTGTAGTGTAAATTAGCTCACCTTCCTCGGGTGTAATTGATTGTCGTTGAGCGTCAGTTCCTCTTCTTAATTTTAATGCCATAATTTGTTCCTAATTAAATTGTTCCTAAATCAAGAGTGAAACCACTCGGAGAAAGAAAGGTTCCAAAGTCTAAATTCCCTCCCCCGCCACTAGCAACATTACCGGGTTTCCAAAGGTTAGTAGAGTTATCCCATACTAATGCTTGACCATTTGTCGGCGGAGTACTTGAGGTATCAACATCATTTAAATCGTTTACAGAGTGATTGGAAATAGACTCAACTGTTCCGAAAAAGTGTTCGGCATTTCGATCAACTAACAAAGAAGATCCGTCGTTACTAATTAAGTCGCCAAACAGATTTCCGTATACTGATCCTATTAAATACCCTTCAACATGACCGTTTAGTTTTGAATTATCAACATCTAAAACTAATACAGTTCCTGCGGTATTTTTAACATTACCGTGATGATCACCAGTTACTGTTCCCGACACTGTTCCTTCAAGCCCGCCGTAAAATTTATTATTAACAGCATCAACTAACAAGCTGCTGTCGTCAGCAAATAAAGATCCTCTAAAATCGCCAACTATATTTCCGTAGACATTTCCGTAGACATTTCCTGTTACATCTCCAGTAACTGGGCCTACAAATTGTAAAGATGTTACAGTATCATAGACAGTGACTGGTCCAGTAATTCCTGCACTTGTTGTAACTGTAAGGTCGTTAATTGTAATAGAATTACTAGAAATATTGTTAGATATGTTAATATTTTGAGCGCTGATATCATTAGTAACAACTAAGTGGTTCCCTATACTAACATCACTCCAAAAGTCAGTTTCATGAAGTACAGTGATTAATCCGCTATCTATAGCATAGATAGCATTTGTGTATAAAGTACCACTCAGCCGAGTAGACGCTGAAATAGTATCTGTAACTAGCGTATTAAAAGTACTAGTTCCTGAGCTAGTAACATTGCCTGTTAAGTTTCCAGTAACATTACCAACTACATTGCCTGTTAAGTTTCCGTTTATAGTTGAACCAGCTAGTCCTGTGATGACTCCAGTTACATTACCAGCAAGATTGGCACTAATAGTGCCAGTAGTAGAAATAACAATTTTTTCGTTATCACTAGTTAATGTTAAGTTATTTCCAGCTGCTATTTTTTTTAACTGTATTTCACTACCGGATTCTTGGTAGAATAAGCCTTCTCCAGTTGATCCTAGATTGACTACAGTTGTATCATCTTGAAGATTGTTTTCGATATAAACGAAGTTATCGTTAATCTTCTTCATGGCTACTCGTAAGGTATCACCGTTACCGTCGTTCGGTACAGATCCTAGATTAATGAATTGCATTTGAGTAGTCATATTTTTTTCTCTTATCCATTATTTATTGTTTTTAAACTTTTAAAATCTACCTACAGCAACTTCGATAATACCTTCACCGTCAGTTAGCTTGTCTGCTAGCGATTTTCCAATAACTGTTCCTACTCGAGGATGGTTATTTACTATTGCATATCCAGGTTTTGCACTAGTTACAAGTAGGTCACCTTTCTTAACACGCCCTAGTACTTTACAAGGGGTTCTTCCTTGCAAAGCTATACAGGCTACTGTTCCTGTTAGATCTTTATTCATTATATACGCAGGGTTAGTAGTAACTACACCTGCAACTCTATGATCACCGAACTGATCAGTGGTAGTTGTTTCGAATCCAACTCCACCAAACACTAAGACTGTACCAGGGTCGTAGGTTTGGTCTGCTGTATACTTTTCTGCTAAGTCAGCATAAGTGGCTTGTAGACTGCTTCCAGAACTAAGACTCCAAGTCCCTGTTAAGGTTCCGGCAGTACCAGAACCTCCTGTAGTGACTGTAGTTGTAGTAATACTACCTACACTGATGCCACTGGCAGTGGTACTTCCTCGACCCACAACATCGTTAAGTGTTGATGTTTCTGTGTAACCAGTAATGAATCCAGCACCATTAGTTAATTGATTAGTATTAGTTGGTATAGTTATAACACCGGTTCCGCTGTTATAAGCACCACTACCTGCTGTGAAACTAAGTGATCCTCGAGCTCGGCTATCTGTATAGTAAAGATTTGTTCCTTCGCTGACATTAGAAGTTGATATACTTACAGATCCGCCAAGACTAACGCTTGTTCCGGCAACTGTAATACTACTATTAGCTAGTTGACCGTTTGTGATCCCAGCTGTAGCACTTAGGTTGGATGTTGTTAGGCCTGTAATAGTATTACTACCTGCTGCAATGGTCTTATTTGTAAGAGTCATTGCCCCAGACTGTACCCAACCAGCAGTTGCTCCGTCTTTTGGTTGCCAAGTACCGGCGCCTCCACTTCCTACTCTTGGGTCAGCAAGACTAATAATATTGAAATTGCCCATGTTAACATTTCCGCTAAACGGTACTGAACCGTCTAAAGGAAAGAATCCAGGTCCGATCTTATTTGGAACTACAGTGTTTGTAACTCCGTTACTGTTTAATCCTAGTCGTCTGTTAATGTAAGTTCTTACAGCACTTTCAGTAGGTACAGTGTCTCCAGCACCACCGAGCGTGCCTCCCATACTGTCATCGGTTGAGAATTCTCTAACAACAGTTCCTCTTTTAAACCCAAACCCATCAAGGTTACTTAACGCAATTTGAGCACTAAATGTAACAGTTCCAGTTCCTTGGTCTACTTCGAAGAATCGACCTACTCTAAAGAATCCGTCTTGGTCTGTGCCCATAAAGAATACACGACCTTTGGACTTTTCTTGAGTCTGTGCCTTTGAAGCTCCACCTGAGTCGTCAACTGCATCGTCTGCTGATACAGGCTCAAACCCGACCTCAGGCTGACCAAAAATTAAGTTAGGGTAGTTAGTGGTATTAAATCCTCCAGTACCGATATCTAAGAAATCATGTCCGGTAGCTCTACAAGTACTAATATCTACAGTAACTTCGGCGGCTACTTGCGCTATCTCAGTAGATGATCCAATTGGGTAAGCAGAATTAGTTGTACCGTACGCTCCTCTAGTTACTCCAGTAAATGAAGTTCCAGTTTTACCGGTATAGTTAAAGACTTCGTTATTTCTTTTGTTTGCAGTACCTGTAGCGGCTGTAGACGAAATAGCTGATCCAACTTGACTATATTTAAATTGTGTTGAAGTAAGACCACTGCTTAATACAGTGGCTTTACCGATATTAATTTCTGGGTATTCTACGCAGATTACTTCGACAACATCACCGGCGCTTAGATAGTGGTTGGCGCTAGTAGTTACTGTAACAATGTCAGATGATTTAGCAATGTTGCTAATCTGACTGGTAAGATTTATAATAAATGATCCAGTTGAAGTAAATCCAGTAGTATCATTGGCATTTATTGTGCTGATCGATCCACTGCTTGGAATGGCCGTTGTAGTTAGGTATGTAGTTGGACTTTTCTTAAGTCCAGCTCTGATATCCTCGCCGATAGCAATTCTTGTGTCAGCAGGCAATGCTGAGTTGATGTTAATGATAGCATAATCGTTACTACCGCTTTCTCCTGGATCTGTTCCAGGAGGCAAATAACTTGTAATAGTTCTTTTAAACCCTTTAGTAATTGGAGGAACATTGCTGTTAGTAGATGAGTTCCAACGATCAACCCAAGCAAATTCCATAATTCCGCTATTAAGTCTATCAGGATCATCACCGGCTAACCCTTCAATCCTAATTTGAGTAGCTCCTGCAAGAGCGTTTTGATTTACAACACGCATAGCAACATAGTCAAATGTGGCGTCAAATTCTACAACAGCAGTGTCGCTCTTAAGATTGTCATCTTGACCGTAGGTTGGGTCACTAGGGATTAGATCGTTATTATAATAATTACTATCAAATGTAATTGTTCTATAAATTGTATCAGAAGTATCATAAGTGAAGTCTAACGCAGTACTTGGTCTTGTTGGGGCGTTAGCTTCGATCTCTCTGAATTTAAAATTTTGATTACTACGAATTATAACATATTCATTATGATCACAGCTTTCAGAAAGAACTTGTCCTTCGGCAGTAGTACCGTCTGATCGAAGGTTAATTTTAGCTAATGGTATACTTGGGTTACTTCCGTCAGTGACCATTTCAATATTGTTTACTACATATCTAGTTGGTCCACTGTTTCCGTGATGTATTTCTAGTTCGGAGGTTGAATAGGGGATATGCTCGTAATTATAAATTATAACAGATATGTCACCTTGTTGATTTACTCCTGCACTGCTACTTGAAAAATCACCGGCACTATAGACCTGTACAACCTGAATCATATTATCTTCTAGTACAATGGGATCAGGAATTTCATTTGGATCAGATCCTTCTGCTTTAAGTCCATAAAAACCGTGAGCACTTGACCCATTTACACTTCGAATTTGTCCACCGTTAAGTGCATAGAACCCCGTATGACAGTAATAGGTAAATGTTGAAACTTGTTCAGTTAATCCGTTGTTAGCTGCTACAATTCCATACCCTAGATCATTAACCTGTGTAAAGTCATTAGCTAACATACTTCGATTACCAGGTGTTTCGATAGTAATAGTCTGAGGCAGAGATAATCCGAATGAAGTGTTTCTGTTAACTTTAAAATCAACTGTACCAGTTAAGCTGTTATAATTTTCAGTTTGATCTATTTGATATCTAACCCCATTTATATAAAAACTAAACGGTGCTTTAGGTTCACGATATTCTAAGAAGGTATACGGAGAAGGGTTAAGTTGTACAGTTAACACTTCAGGAGTTCCTGCGCCCCAGTTTCCAGTTTTGGCAGTAACCTGAGCAGGGATCCGTCCGCAGAATCCGTCAATATATTGCCCGCCCCTAAAAGCCTTTTCGTTATCACCTCTTGAAAAACTTGATCCAACTTGGCAGTAAGGAGATTTAGTAAGGATCGATCCTGATGGATCTAAAACCATCATAAATCCTCCGTGCCCTTGAACTGTTACAGCATGTACACGAGTAGCATCATTACATAAGAACACATCAAGTTCTTTATTATTTTTAGGAGTACTGTCTTTATCATTTGGGTCAGTAAGGTAATGATAGCCGTAGTTTTGGCTAGCAATAGTTAGCCCGTCAAAAGTTGTATCTCTCCAGAACCATGTTTGAGCATACGGGCTTTGACTAATTCTATCTTTTGGTCGAATAATAACACGGCGGAAATCAGTTCCTACAATAGAGACATTGTTAGCTAGCTTGATAGGATAGTCTTCTTCGTAAATTCCGCTTTCGACATTAATACTAATCTGAGTTATTTCAACCGGCTCACCGAATTCTACATATTCGTTTGGCTCAAACGGGTCACTAGTTAACGGAGTAAACTCAATTCTATTACTATTTGAATATGTTACAGGATCTTGTTCAGAAGTGTAGACAGCAGTAATAATACCTTTAGCGCCGCTGCTGTTACCATATATTAATTTGCCTGGTAATAAATCTGTAACCTGATCTACATCATCACCGATATGAACCAACACAATACTGTCTGCATTAATACCGCTCGGATCTACGGTAGCGTAGCCTGTAGCATTGTTATCTGTAATAAGTTGTCGGTATGGTCCAGTCTCTAGCGATGACGAGTTAATAACAGCTTCGGCATATTGCGCAGCTTCTAATATACTGTTGAACGCATATGCCCATGCTCTTCCTACTTTATTACTTGGGACTCCATCAGTAAGTTGAGTAGATTCGGTCCTTCCACTAGTGCTAACAAATAATTCAACAGCACTGGCAAAACTGTTATTATCAACATAGTTTTTATTAGCTAAATGAGTTGGTAATGTTGGATCAGGTGAAGTTGCATTGCTAACAAAGTTAGCTGATTGTGCCCACAACGCTCCTTGTATACCTACACCACCTGTAACCTTTAAGGCACCTGAAGTTGTACCAGTAGATCCTGTAGTATTAGTGATATTAAGGACACCAGACATTGAGTCACCGCTTTTTGCAACCTTTGTGTCAACATACCCTTTATTAGCTGCAAATCGATCAGGGTCGAGACTAATTGAATGTGCATCATTTATGATGTCTAACGCATCAGCATACTCTGTTAAATTTTCTAATTTCGGTAATCCACCAATAGGATAGTTACTAGCTGAAGCATATAATGGTCCTCCTAGCTGAGGAGCTAGATCTACTGCTATCGAACCGCCAGTACTATTAATAGTAATTTGATCATTTGTTTTAGTAAGAGTAACATTTGATCCAGCAACTAGGTTTTTGTAATTGAATCCGGTCCCTACTGCATTAACTCCGAGAATCTTATTTGCATCTGCCGGAGTAACTGTGTCTGGAGTATCGGTTAGATCTAACAGTTTTAATCCTCCACTAATACCGAAAGATGCATATAATTCATCAAAGTTCTGATTAACCTTTCTAAATGCATCTCTAATACTGTCACCAGTACCGTCATTGCCTTTAGTACCAATGTCTATTAATCTCTTAGCCATAAAAAACTCCAGTTTGTTTTATTTACCCGTATTTTTTATAAACCTAATGTAAATAAATAATGTTTTTAGAGGCTATTGAACAAGAAACTGTGTTTAGTCGTAGAAGTAAATGCGGAAAAATTCACAACTATGTACGCCGATCCATAGTCTATTTGTTTATGTGCGACAATTGTAATAGAAAATTTTTAAGACCTAAATCAAGAGTCAGCATGAAACGAGCTTCTAATAACTATTATCATATATGCGATAACTGCGATAGCAAAAAAATTGCTCAATCGATAGGGGTTAGGCAAAGAAGAATTCTTAGCATACCTGCTAGTAGCCTTAAATCTATAGGAGATTTATAGGTTTTATTGTTATCTGCATATATAATAAGCATCCATAAGAAAGGAGATATTTATGGAAATTTTGTTAGGCGTACTATTAATTGGATTAGTTGGGGCGTTTGTCTATGTGAGCTTAAATAAAGCTAAGTTTGATACCAATCAAGATGGTAAACTTGATGCTGATGAGGCAAAATCTGCTGCGACAGCAGTAGTTACTTCAATTGGAACTAGTGCTAGTTCGGCACTAGGTGCTACTATGGCAGTAGCCGATGTAAATAAAGACGGCAAGGTTGATAAGGAAGATGTCAAAGAAGTAGTTAAACGAGGTCGTAAAAAAGCCTCCGAAGCTACACAGAAGGTAGCAACGAAGGCAAAATCTGTAGCAACTAAAGCTAAAACTGCGGCAACTAATGCTAGAGGTCGTAAACCAGCTTCAAAAAAGTCCTAATGTTTTAGATTCTTTCGCTAGTTGAAAGCTAGCTAGATTTTTAGCTTTACTTTCTGCCATAATATCAAAATTATCTAGAAAGCCTAGAGCCCACTCATTAACTGCGGTGTTCCAATAGAAATCACTATGGGCCCGCAGTTTCTGTTTCTTATGTCCTGATTCTAAGAGAATCTTATGATTGGGAAGTGTACGAATGCAGTGGTTAACCAAGAGATCTTCCCTGCTGACAGAATAATGGCAAGTAGGGCGCCTACCACGCCAACTATCAATAACCCTTTTGACACGATCATCAGTTGGGTTGATATATTCGCCTTCACGAATCCAATGATGATGAATGTCAAGCACAATAGGAACAACATCACCAAGTTGAAGGCAATCAGTGAGTCCATAACTTATTTCCTCGTTTTCGATGGTAAGGGTGTTTCTTGCTTCTGGAGTGAGTCTTTTAAGTGCTGCTCGAATACCTTGGGTACCGGCTCGACCCGCGATGTGGACATTGATTTTAAAGTCTTGAAATTCCTTACCGTATCCCATCCAACGGGCCATATCAACATGATATTCAAACTCCTCTATACTTCTATTTACAATATCGGGATTATCGCTAGCAAGCACAGTAAACTGACCAGGATGAAAGCTAAGCCGAACACCCATCTCGCGAGCTTTATCTCCCACAGTTCGGAAATGTCTCGAGGCGTAATCTCGTACGTCGGACTGCCTATAAAACCAAGACCAATTCGACTCAGTGTACACAGGAAGTATATCGCTGCTGAGTCGTACCATTCTAAGATTTTCATCTAAACTACCTACTTTCTCTACTAGAAGGCGAGTAGATTCAATGTTACCTTTCATAAGGTCCCAAAGTTTTTCTACAGCCTTATCCTTGCTTTGTCTATTTAACCAAGCTACAGTAGTAGATCCTGTATTGTATTTCTTACAGTCGTCTTTGGGTTTAATACCATCTACTTGATTAGGATGGTCGATCCACTTGCAGGCAAAACCAATTTTTTTATTCATAGCATTATTATAAATGACTTAATACCAATTGTCAACAATTACGGCATCTTTAACCTGATGAACTTGCGGAAATCCATGAAATGCCAGAATTGAAGTATCTTTATGTAATTTAGGACTTATATTATCTTTAAACCGAGTTTGTTCTCGGTATCCTAGCAAATCACTCTTTTTTCTAACTTCCCACTTATAGCTTAGTATCCAATCTCTAGGATAAAAGTTAATGGAGTTTTTATGCATGTACCAAATCCAGTCTTGATCTCCATGAAATTTTTTGCTGATTGATGGATCTTTTGCGATAGATTCCCATATATCGGAGTATGAACCAGCAGGCCATCGCATTACAGCACTGCCAAGCTTTTTTGAATCTGGTCTAAATACTCTTGTTGGGTCCTGAAGACCCATAAACTTTTCAGGTTGATAAGTGATTAATTTGTCGATGTTTTTAACTATGACCATGTCTAGATCAATTGAAAAATTGATATCTCCAGAATTAAACAAATCTCTTTTAAAGAAGTAAGGTTTATACCACCAACCTTGAAGACCGTTGATATTAGGCAATGGCAAAACCTCGATCTCTGATTTTAAACCGTTTGTATTTTCGGTAAAGCAGATAAATCGATGAGGAATAGACAGATTCCTCTTAACCATATTAAAAAGTCTATTAACATAGTCACTAGAATATTTTGTACCGTGTTTTAGACAAATAATGTTGAGCATTGATGAATAGAAGTTAGTTGGTGAATTAACCCTAACATATTATTAATGTTAATCATATTTGGTCCATCACTTGGAGCATTGTCCGGATCCTGATGGCATTCTATGAATACACCATTAACATAACCGCTTGCTACAGCAGATCTCGCCAACGACGGTACCATAGACCTGTCTCCCCCTGATGATGTTCCCATACTGCCAGGTTGTTGTACACTATGGGTGGCGTCATATACCACTGTATACCCGGTGCTTGCCATAATTGGAAAGCTGCGCATATCGACAACAAGGTTGTTATATCCATGGGTTGCTCCTCTTTCACACAGCATTATATTAGTATTTCCTGTGCTTGAAATCTTGTCTGCGACATTTTTCATATCAGCGGGTGCAAGAAATTGTCCTTTTTTAACATTTATCCATTTTCCTGTTTCTCCTGCGGCTATTAATAAATCGGTTTGTCTACAGAGAAAGGCTGGAATTTGTAATACATCTATTCCAGCATGAGCAGCTAGCTCGGCCTGGTAACTTTCGTGTATATCGGTTAAAACAGGAATTTGAAATCGTTGTTTAATATGACTTAATATTTCTAATCCTTTTTCTATGCCAACACCTCTAGTAGACCTGTAACTAGACCGGTTAGCTTTATCAAAACTACTTTTATAAATTAAGGGAACTCCTAGTTCTTCGCAGATATCCTTGAGTCTAGAAGCCATCATTAAAGCATGATCTAAACTTTCAATTTGACATGGACCTGCAATGAAAAATAGTTTGTTTTTTTCTATATTAAACATCTACGCCTCTAATTAATCGAACTAATTGATATGCAGTTGTTGGTGCCAATGTCCAACCTAAATGTCCGTGTCCTACATGATAAAACACATTAGATTCCTTCTTGCTCTGTCTAACTATGGGCATCATATTTGGTGTCATAGGACGCAGACAGGCCCAACTCTTATAATCTCTAGTGTCTACAAGTGGGAAATTTTCTCTTACCCATTTTAACAATGGTTCAATCCTATCTCTGCGAATGTCCCAATTATCGCCTGTGATTTCCGCAGTGCCTGCGACCCTTAGACTATTATTAAATCTACTACTAACAATCTTTGCTTCGTCGTCTAATAGACTTACACTAGGACTATGAGTTCTGGATTTCTCATTATCTAAATTAATTGTGATACTATACCCTTTAACAGGATAGATAGGCAGTTTATCGCCTATGACTTTACTAAAGTGTCTGGCATCGCTGCCATTTGCGACAACAATATAATGATAGGCAAATCCATCTATCGTGTTTATAGGTTTGTTAAAGAAAAATCTCACATTGTATTTGGTTTTCAATACTTCATACATAGCCATACAGAATTTATGTATGTCACCAGTCCAGTCACTGGGGGTATAAATTCCTCCTATGAGGTCTTTGGCATATTGCAAATTTGGTTCAACATTAAGTAACTTATCCGAATTTACTACCTGCCATTCACATCCGTTACCTTGATATAATTCTTGTAGTAGTAGGGCTTCTTCAAAATATTTTTTACTTTTATAGACGTGAAGAATACCCTTGTTCAGTCTTTCATACTCTATGCCTTCGTCCTGTTCAATTTGGTTATACAAGTGCCGGGCTTCGATGCCCATGCGAATAGTTTCTGCGGTATTTCTTGCCCATTCGTTGGTAGCAGTATGGTAAAGAAACTTTGTTAACCATTTGGCCTTGTCCCAGTCTAGACTAGGTCG